CTTCTTTGTCACGGTTCGGCATGGCAAGAAGTACCGCAAGCAAGGCAAAAAGGGCAACCTTTCGCAAGACGCTTGGTACTGGCGTTTTGTGGAGTTCGGGACCGTAAAGATGTCCGCGCGCCCCTTTCTGAGGCCTGCTTTTGACATGAAGAAAAACGATGCGCTGATGGCCATCAAGACCCGACTTGCCGCGCGCATTGAACAAGCCGCACGTGAATTGAAAAAGTAGATCAAAAAATGATTCAACAAGACCTTTTTGCGGCCCTCGCAGGTCTGGCCGGGGGAAGGGTGTTTCCGAACGTTGCGCCCAACAACGTGTCAAAGCCCTACGTGGTCTATGCCCGCGTTTCCAGCGCACCAGAAAACACCCTGGCCGACGGCGCACCCGTTCAAAACACCCGCCTGCAGGTGGACTGCTTTGACACCACCTACGCCGCTGCCCTTGCCTTGGCCGAGACGGTCAAAGCCGCCATCAAAAGTAGCGCCATCACCCACGTTTTGGTCCTTGAGCAAGACCAATTCGAACCCGAGGCATCGCTGCACCGGGTGATTTTGGATTTTTCGATCTGGAATTAATTATCCGGCCATAACTTTTAGGAGAAACCTATGCCAAGCACAGCCATCTCAGCCCAAGGCTCCACCGTCAGTATCGGCACGACCACTGGGTCGGCGCTCACCATCACTGCCGTCTCGCTCACCAACCCATGCCGGGTCACGCTCTCAGCGGTCACCGCATTGAATAAGGGCGATGTGATTACCATCGCTGGCGTCGTTGGCACCACACAACTCAACGGCAACAGCTTCGTTGTGCAGTACATCGAACCTACGACCAAAATTGTCACCCTGGCTGGACTGGATGCGACGGGTTATACGACCTACACCAGTGGCGGCAATGCAACCCCTGTGCAGTGGACCAAGATTTCCAACGTCAAGAGCTACAGTGGCTTTGACGGCTCGGCCTCCGAGATTGAGCGAACTAACTTTGATTCGACCGCCAAGGAATTCATCTTGGGCCTCTTTGATCCCGGTGCTTTTGCCATCGAGGTCGACCAGGACAACAGCGATGCAGGCCAGTTGGCCCTGATGACTGCGCTGGTGACCGGTGTGGCCAAGAGCTTCAAGTTGATTTTGCCCAACGGCAACACCGCAACCTTCACCGCCTACGTGAAGAAATTCAACAGCCAGGGCGCGGTGGATCAGGCGATCAGGCGCTCGGCTGAGCTGCGCATTTCCGGCTCGATCACTTGGGCTTAATTACCTAGGCCTAAGGTCTCTTGCCCTGGTACGTCGCCGCCCGCCTTGACCTTTGGCTTTGTGAAGTGAATAATGGGTTGTATTACACATGCATAGGAGTGTTACAGCATGACCGCCAGAACCATCAACGTACGCCTGCCCGAGGCGCTTTACAACCAGATCGAAGAGCTGGCCAAGGCGACCGCCCGGACCAAGAGCTTTCTGGCCATCGATGCGCTGACCAACTATGTGCAAAGTGAATCCTGGCAGATTCGTGACATTCACGAAGGCATCAAGGAGGCCGATGCAGGCGAATTCGCAACCGACCAGCAGGTCAAAGCGGTATTTGCCAAATACGGCGCTTGATTCATGTTGATCAAGTGGACTAGGGCGGCGCTCGCGTCTGTGGATGAAATCGCTGGCTTCATCGCCAAAGACAACCCGACCCGCGCCACCAGCTTTGTGCTGGAGTTGCAGGCCGCTGTGACCAAACTTCAGACCCATCCTGGTATGGGCCGGGCTGGCCGCGTCCCCGGCACGCGTGAGCTGGTCCTGCACAAAAACTACATTGCCATTTACCGCGTACGTTCCGACGATGTTGAAATTTTGAGATTGCATCACGCAGCCCGAAATCTATAACGAACCGGGTCAGCCCCTGAAGCTGACCTTTGACCGCAAACCAACCCGCCCCTGGATAAAACCTCGGCGGGTTTTTTCATTTCTGGAGTACCCATGACACTACTTTCCAAAACCGCAATACTTTGCGCCAACGACCTTCAAACAGAGGACGTCGAAGTCCCTGAATGGTTTGGCTCTGTGCGAGTTCGTAGCCTTAACGGACGCGAGCGTGATGCCTTTGAGGCCAGTATGGTCCGTGGCGAGGGTAAGGACCGCAAGGTTGATCTCACCAATATGCGTGCTCGTCTGGTGGGCCTGACTGTGATTGATGAAGGTGGCCAGCGTCTGTTTACCGACGATGAAGTTGATCTGCTCGGCTCCAAATCTGGCGCGGCACTTGACCGGGTGTTTGCCGTTGCGCAAAAGCTCAATGGCTTGTCCGGCGCAGATGTGGAGGAACTCACAAAAAACTCCAGCGGCGTCCCGAGCGCCGTTTCTACTTTCGACTCTGCCTTGCCCTTGGATTCCAACACCCTGACCATCTCCTCGCAAGCCTGAGTTCGCAGCAGGTAGCGGAGTGTATGGCGTTTGCTGGGCTGGAAGGCCTGCCAGACATGCGAGCGGACTTTGGTTTTGGCCAGGTCTGCGCCACGCTGGCCAACGTCCACCGCCGCGAAGGTCAGGACCCGTACCAAGCCGATGACTTCATGCCGGGACTGCGAACTGCAGAGTCTGCCACCGCCAAAGATGCCGATGCACCGCCCGATGAGAGCTTTGATGTTGAGGCGCACAGTCGATTGATCTCAGCCCTGTTGGGCAAAAAGGAATAACTCCCCCATGGCAACCCTCGCCAGTCTCGTGGTCAGCCTCGAGGCCAATGTCGCTCGCTTTGAATCCGACCTGAACAAGGCCGAGTTCATGGCCAAGAAAGCCATGGACACCATTGGCAATGTGTCGGAGACCGCCATGAAAACGGTCAAAGGCGCAGTGATGGCCATGGCGGCGGCATACACCTTTGATGCCTTTGCCGATGGCATCAAGGGGGCGATTGCTTCGGCGGGTGAGCTCGACCAGATGGCCAAGAAGACCGGTGCGACGGTTGAAGCCCTCTCAGGCTTGAAGTCGGCAGCCAAACTCTCGGGTACCAGTTTGGAAGAGGTCGGCGGCGGGCTGCAAAAGCTCTCTAAAGCCATGTTCGAGGCGGCAGGCGGCAGCCAAAAGCAGTCTGACTTGTTCAAATCGCTCGGCGTTGAGGTCACCGATTCTTCTGGCAAGTTGCGCGACTCGGGTGAAGTCATGCTGGATCTGGCCAAGAAGCTCGACTCCATGGACAGCAGCACCCAAGCGGTGGCCACAGCCCAGATGCTGCTGGGCAAGCGAGGCGCTGAACTGCTGCCATTCATGCAGGACTTGGCAGAAATTGGCGAACTCAACGCCAAGGTCACCTCCGAGATGGCCGCAGAAGCAGACCTGTACGAGAAGAACCTCGTGCGCCTGGAGGGCAGGAAGAAGTCGCTCTACAACACCATTGCCTCGGCCTTGCTTCCGGTGATGCGTGATTTCACCGATGCTTTGCTGGCTTCAGGCAGCATGACCGAGCGACTGAACGACACTGCCAAGCAACTCAAGCAGGACAACGTGATTGAGACCTGGGCGCGTGAAGGTTTGCGCGCAGTGGCCGCCTTCATCGACATCTTTGACGCCTGCGTTCGTATTGTTCGCATTGCCGGTAACGCCATCGCAGCCACTGGAGCGGACGTTGTCTCGGTGCTGGCTTTCATGGACGGCATTGGCGCGGAGATGATCAGTGAGAAGTCACTCGATCCGGTCAAGCGCCGCTTTGCGACGCTGACCTCGGACCTCAAGAGCCACGCCGAGTCCTTCAACGAGGACATGGTCAAGATCTGGACCGCGCCCTTGTTCTTGACCAAACTCGACGAGCAGTTTGCCCAGCGTGATGCGGGTCTGAAAAAGCCCGTCGAGTCAGCCAAGCGCTCGTTTTCCATTCCAGACCAGCGGCCCGACAAAACCAGCCCTTTTGATTCGTATCTGGACTCGCTCAATGTCGAATCCATCAAAGACAAACTTGGCAAGTACGAGGCCATGATCGAGAAAAGCCGCCTGCTGGCGGTCAAGGAAGGCCGCCTGGGTGACATGGCCAAAGTGACGGCCACGGTGTCGAGCATTCAGTCAATCGACGAGGGCAAACGTGTTGATGCTTTCGCCCATAGCCTGGATGTGGCCAACCAGCAGTATGAATTCCAAAACACCTTGATTGGCCTGAACGCACGCGATCAGGCACTGGCTACCGAGGGTCGTAAAAATCTCCTGGCTGTTGAACAACA